ATTATGCGTACTAATGAAGACCGACTACTGACAGCTTTACGTAAGCGTATGCGAGTTACTCGTAAGACTGCTATTGAGAATGGCTGGTGCGAGAATCTCACCGCCACTATTTCAGACCTTCGTAGAAAAGGGTTTGACATTCATACAAAGACTAACTATACAGAAGATGGTAAGTCTTATACCCGATACAGTCTCGTATCGGAACCACTAGAAAATCTATCAAACGTAATCTAACAACTTTATCATTCATATAGGAGTAAATGAACTATGGCTGTTGTAAAAGGCAAATCACACTGGGCTAAACTTGATCGTGCAGTAAATGCATTTGATCCTTCTAAACCTCGCTGGTCTATTGATCTTCAACTAGACAAGGAAGGTATTAAGCAAATGAAGGAACTTGGTATTCCTGTAAAGAACAAGGACGATGATCGTGGAGACTTCGTTACTTTTCAAAAGGACCAGTTCTTATCCAATGGACAAGAGCTTCCAAAGCCTCGTGTTCTTGATGCTAAGAAGAACGATATTTCCGGTACACTAATTGGCAACGGTTCTATCGTTAAAGTATCCTTCTATCCAAAGGAATGGAAGTATGCTAATCGTACTGGAGTACGTGGCGTACTGAAGGATGTACAGGTCATTGAACTTGTAGAATATGCTCGTAAGGACGAGTTTGAAGAGGAAGATGGGTACGTTTCATCTACTCCTAGTGTAGCTCAGAAAGTAGATTCTGTCGAAGATACTTTAGAGTTTGACTAAGAGAATACGGAAGGGACATTATCGTAATGGGTAAACTTGATAATCTAGTTTCAGATATTGGAAGAATATTCAAAGAAGGTAAACAACCTTCTGAGAAGGATTTGAAACAGTTTACTGATGATGTCTCTTCCGTTATTCGTAAGTCGTTTGAAACGAGAGATGTAGCTCCAGAAGAGGCAATTAGATTTTCCAGTATAGGAAAACCTGACAGGATGTTGTGGTACATTAACAACAAGCCTGAGATTGCAGAGGAGCTACATCTTTCAACTCGTATTAAGTTTATGTATGGTGACTTGATTGAACAGCTTCTCGTTCTGTTGATCAAGACTGCTGGATACGAGGTAACTGATCAACAAAAAGAGATAAACATTGATGGAGCTAAAGGACATACCGATGGTCGAGTTAATGGTGTTGTTGTTGATTATAAATCTGCCTCTCCATATTCATTCAATAAATTTCTTAGTGGCGCTATTTTTACAGACGATCCATTTGGTTATGTTGCTCAGTTATCAGGATACGCAGATGGAGAAGATGAAGCGGCTTGGATCGTAGCTAATAAAGTAACAGGACATATTCATGTTCTAACTCTTGATAGTCTTGAAATGATAGACTTCAAAGAAAGACTATCTCATGTACGTTCTGTTATTAAAAACGATACTCCACCAGAGAGATGTTACGAAGACAAACCAGAAGGGAAGTCAGGAAACAGAGTGTTGGCTATTGGCTGTATGTACTGCGACTACAAAGATGACTGCTGGAAGGATGCAAACGAAGGTAAAGGATTACGAAAGTTTGTATATTCAAATGGTCCTAAGTTCTTTACAAAAGTAGAGAAAGAACCTAAAGTAGAAGAAGTGCCTTTATAAATGAATAACTACAGAAGTAAAGCAGAACAGTTTTTTGCAGAGTATCTTGAAACAAATTCTATTAAATTTGAATACGAAAATTTTAGTATTCCTTATGTTATTACTAAACATTATTATCCAGATTTTTTTATTGCTGATTATAATTTCTTTGTTGAATATAAGGGATACTTCAAACCCTCAGATAGAGGTAAACATTTACTATTTAAACAACAACATCCTAACATAGACATTAGATTTGTTTTTCAAAATGCGAGGAATAAGATAAACAAAAAATCCAAAACAACTTATGGCGATTGGTGTGATAGGCATGGATTTATGTGGGCAGAAGGAACCATACCTAAATCATGGCTACGAAAAAACAAAAAATTGAAACACTAATTAGCTATAAAAATGAATACGTTAGTAGCGATTCATTATTAGATCAATATTTTTCTTCCGTAACTAGCGTAAGCAATGTTATTCTTAATCCTGTAGATGATGACAAAGAAGAGTCATCTCCAGAAAGATTATTATTTCTCGCTGTTATCTATCAAGCAATCCTAGACGTAAGCCGTGAAGAATTACCGGATGAGTCTGATCTTATCAAACGCCAGCGACGGGAAGCCATAAGCTGGTTCTTCGATGAAAAATATATTGACGATCTTGACGAGATTTGCTATCTAGCTGGTATCAATTCTAGATGGCTTGTCAGAATTGTTAAACAAATCGTAGACGGTGAATTAGAGTTTGACCGTAAGCGTATTAACGTTCTTATCAATTCAACAAACACATAAGGAATAAAGAAATGTATGGTGTTCAATTGTCTTTGTTTGACGATGAAGAACCTTGGAATGAAGGTTCTGACAATGTAAACTCTCCATCACATTATAACAAAGGATTAGTAGAATGTATTGACGCCATTCAATCTGCTACTGATGATGGATTTAAGTATTATCTACAAGGTAATATCATTAAGTATTTATGGCGTTACCGTCATAAGAATGGTGTAGAAGATTTAAGAAAAGCAAAATGGTACCTAAACAAGTTAATTGAAATCAAGGAGATGCCTCTATGTACGGACCAGAAGTAAAAGCATGTGATGATCTTCATGCTCAAAAATACAGACTACCTAATGAAAGTTTTGAAGAGGCTATGCACCGTGTCGCAGGAGCTTTAAGCGATGATGAAGAACATTTCAACGACCTTAAACAAATTCTTAAAGACATGCGTTTCATGCCAGCGGGACGCATTCAGTCGGCTATGGGAAGCCCCAAGAACGTTACAGCATACAATTGTTTTGTTTCTGGTACGATTCACGACTCAATGGAAAGCATTATGGAAAGGGCTTCCCAAGCCGCTGAGACTATGCGTAGAGGTGGTGGAATTGGTTATGACTTTAGCCACATTCGCCCTAGCGGTGATCGTATTGTATCCCTTGACTCTCATGCTTCTGGCCCTGTATCATTCATGTATATCTTTGATGCAATATGTAGGACGATTGTTTCGGCGGGACACAGGCGCGGAGCAATGATGGGTGTTCTACGTGTAGATCATCCAGATATTGAAAGCTTTATTCGCGCTAAACAAAATGACAACTCACTAACAAACTTCAACATCTCTGTAGGCGTAACAGACGAGTTTATGGATTGTGTTATTAAACAAAAGCCATTTGAGCTAAAGTTCAATGGTAAGGTTTATAAACATATCAACGCCAACGCTCTTTGGAATGAGATTATGCGAGCCAACTGGGATTGGGCAGAACCTGGAGTTCTGTTTATTGATCGTATCAACGATGATAATCCCTTGAGCTACATTGAAACTATTGAAGCAACTAATCCATGTGGTGAGCAGCCACTTCCACCATTTGGTGCATGCCTACTTGGTAGTTTTAATCTTGTTAAATATACATCTATCAACAGAGTTGGTAGTGATATAAAGTTTACATTTGACTTTAATAAACTACGTGAGGATGTTCCAATTGTTGTCCGTGCAATGGATAACGTTATTGATCGTACTCAATATCCTCTGAATGAACAGGAGAAGGAAGCTAAGAACAAGAGGCGTATGGGTCTAGGTGTTACAGGTGTAGGAAATGTTATTGCTCTTATGGAACTACGATATGGTGAGAAGGAATCTCTTAGCTTTATTCGTAAGGTTCTAAAGACAATCTGTTATGCTGCATATGAAGCTAGTTCTGATCTTGCAAAGGAGAAAGGATCGTTTCCATTCTTTGATAAGGAAAAGTACACAGCCTCTGGCTTTGTCTCTCGTCTTCCAGAAGACTTGATTGAAAAGATCAAGAAGCAAGGTATGCGTAACAGCCATCTTATGTCTATTGCTCCTACCGGCACTATCAGCTTCTGTGCAGATAACATTTCAAGTGGACTGGAGCCTGTCTTTGCACATGAGCTTGATCGTACAGTCCTTACAGAAACAGGACATACCATCGTTAAACTAAAGGATTATGTGTGGAATAAGTATGGTGTTCGTTCACAAACTACGGACAATCTTAGTGTAGACAATCATCTTGATATGCAGATAGCAGCACAACCCTTCATTGACAGTGCTATTTCAAAGACTATCAACGTAGGTGATGCTGTAACGTTTGAAGAATTTAAGAATATCTATACCAATGCTTGGAAAGGAAAGCTCAAGGGTGTAACAACCTTTAGGCTTGCTGGTAAACGGTATGGCATTCTTAATAAGATTGACGCCCCTATCAAAGATGAACAAGAAGGGGCAGCTTGTTTCTACGATCCAGAAACAGGTAAAAAGGAATGTGATTTATAAGTAAAAAAGATTTAAAGGTTTTAAAGATAGGCTGTACGATAATTTTTATTGTATGGTCTATCTTTTTAACGAGCATTCTTAACCATAGATGCACCAAAATACAGTCCTACGATAGCGGAAAGAAGGTGAGTATCAAGTGGTGTAATCACTAAGCCCGTTAAAGCTTGCCATTTAATTGCTTCCTTTCCTTCTGTAAAGAAAAGAAAACCTGGGTTCCATTCTGTATAACCAATGTTAACAGGAATATTAGGCCAAAATACTGCTACAATCTTAGGCCAAACAATAATTGCAAACACAGCAGAGATGGCAATGATGCGGCGAGTAACCTGAAAGCCTTTGCTTTCGTGTTTACGTGCATCATTGATAGCCTTGCGTTGAGCGGATAGTCC